TTGATTTAACTCAAAATGGAACAGGATATGGTAATTCTTCTATTGTAAGTTATAACAGAACACCAAGTATTGATTTCCTTGCTGGATCTGGTGCTGAACTTAGACCAGTTGTCCAAGATGGTAAAATTGATCAGGTAATCGTTACTAGAGGGGGTACTGGATACAATTCTCCTCCAGAATTACTTGTAAATGGAGATGGAAAAGGAACTGTTTTAGTACCAATATTAAAATCAGGAACTATAGATTCTGTAGTAGTATCTCATGTTGGAACTGGATATAGTTCTTCAAGTACAAGTATTGCAGTTACTCCAAATGGAGATGGTGCTAAGTTCTTCTCTAAACCAAAAACATGGACAATTAATAGTGTAGAAAGATTGATACAGAATAATCAGATTACATCTGATGATGGAGTAGTAAGTGAAGGATCTAGAGATGAATTTGGTTTAGAATATTCTCATTTATATGTTCCTAGAAAATTAAGACAATCTGTTAATGTTAAGAAAGATCTAGGTGATAAAGAAGTCTTTGTCCCAGATTTACGTTTAGAGGAGGATATTGAACAAGATTCTATAAATCATTCTCCTATTATTGGATGGTCCTATGATGGATCTCCAATTTATGGTCCATATGGTTATTCTGATAATGGTGGGGGAGAAGTAAAAGTTCTTACATCTGGATATTCTGTTTCTATATCATCAGAGAGACCTAACCCACTTACATCTGCAGGTGAAGAAATATATGAAAGAGGATTTTTTGTTGAAGATTATCAATATCAAGCAGATAAGGATTTAGATCAACATAATGGTAGATTTTGCAAAACTCCAGACTATCCTAATGGTGTATATGCTTACTTTGCCACTATTAATCCAGATGTTAAAGATTCTGAAGGGGCATTTAAAAATTATAGACAACCACAATTCCCATATTTTATAGGTAATTCATATAAGTCTGAATCTATTGATTATAACTTTGATTATAATTCTAATCAAGATGATGTTGATATTAATAACACTAGTTTAATAAGAAATACTAGTGTTTATAATTTCTTATTTAATAAATCTGTTTATGAATTTTTAGTAGATCCAAATGCTATTAGAAAGCAAAAAACTATCATAACTTCAACATCTACTGGAACAGTATCTAATGTAGGAATAAAAACAGGAGGTGATAATTATAGAGTAAATGATATTATAGAATTTAATAATTCTGGAACTAGTGGATCTGGAGTTCAAGCTAAGGTAGAAAATATTAAAGGAAAAACCATAACAGATATTAGTGTATCTAATTCTACATTTTTAAACGTAGAATTTGCTCCTAATAGAAAACCAGGTGAATTTGTAGGATATACTACATCTCCTCATAATTTATTTGAAACAGAATTTCTTACTATTAGCGGATTAAGCACTAATGGAGTAACCAACAATAAAATAGTCACTGCTGGAATAACTACAAATAATTTTTCTTTAGATGTTGGAATAAGCTCTGCTGGTGCTACTGGTCTTGTTACTTTCTTTAATGTTAATGGTAGAATTGCAGATAGATTTCAAGTTAGACCTAATGATGTTTTAGGTATAGGGACTGAGCAAGTAAAAGTATTAAATATAGACTTAGATAATAAGAGACTTAGAGTTTTAAGAAATCATAATTCTACTATAGGATCTGCTCATACAGCAACTTCTAATTTAGAAACTAAACCAAGAAACTTTAGTTTTATTAACAATATTAGTAATATTACTAATGGTCTTACCTATAATAGGGAATTATACTTTAATCCTGCAGACTCTGTAGCGTTAGGAACTTCCTTTGGAGTTGGTATTGGTTCTACTGTAGTATTTTCTAATCCAGGAACTGGAATAAGTGAAATATTCATTCCTACCAAATCCATTTATTTTAGAGAACATAATTTAAAATTAGGAGATGAGTTAACTTATAAAACTAATGATGGAACTGCTTTAGGGGTTTCAACTGATGGTACTATGACGTTTAGTCTCTCTAATGATCAAACTTTGTATGCTGCTCCAATTAGTCAAGATTTGATTGGTATAGCCACTGCTAGAGTTGGATTAGGAGCTACTGGATCATTCATAGGTATTAATAGCACTACTAATATTAGCACTTTATTTTTTACTGGAATTGGAACTGGTGTAAAACATAGTTTTAAAACAAATTATACTAATGTTTTAAGTGGTACTGTTACTAGAACTTTAGCAACAGTATCAACTGCTTCTACTCATGGTCTTTTAAATGAGGACGTTGTAAATCTTTCTATTTTGAGTGGAGTGACCACCACTGTTAATGTAGCATATAATGATTTTAATAGAAGATTAGTTATTAATCCTAGAACTTATATTAAAGCAGGTATTAATACATCAGATAATACTATTACCATATCTGATCATGGTTATATTAGCGGACAGAAAGTTATTTCTACTGCTACAACCTCACCAGGAGGATTAGTAGATAATGGGATTTATTATGTTGTAGTTGTAGACAAAGATAAAATTAAATTATCCAATCAATATTATCAATCTGTAAAGGTTATTCCTGAGACAATTAATATTACTAGCACTCAAGATGGTACTATTTCACCTATTAATCCTAAAATAGTTACACAAAGAAATCAGGAAATTAAATTTGATCTTTCTGATTCTAGTTTATCATTTATTGATAATGGAGTTTCATATAGTTCTTTTGATTTTGCTATCTATAATGACAAATTATTAACTGATAGATTTTATTCTTCATCATTAACAGATACTTTTAATTTAACTTCATCTGGTGAAGTTGGCATTGATACAACTGCAAATGTAACAATCAAAAATGTAGAAGAAATTTCTGAAGTATTGTATTATAATTTAATACCAATAAATGATACTTTAAATAAAGCAGTTAAGAAAGAAATTATTAGAGATACTTTAAATATTGAGAATTCTAATACTTTAGATCTAGAGAATAATCCTTTAACTTCTGCTTATTCTGTAGTTGGTGTAGTTGGTATAGCATCTACATCTTTTAGTTTTTCTGCTAGAAAATCTTCTCCAAAACTTCAATATGATGAAACAGATGGTGATTTTTCTTACACCACTACTAGTACAAATGTATATGGACCTATAAATTCAGTTAACTTAAAAAATAGGGGGCATGGGTATAGATCTCTTCCAGGAATTAGCACTATCACATCTGATTTAGGTAATGATGCTATATTAGAACTTTTTGGTTCTAATATTGGTAGAATTCTTGATGTC